AAAGGGTAATTTTATTCAAACAGAACTGAATAAAAAAACTGGAGAAAAAGAGTTAATACCTCTTGACAAAACAATTTAATTATGTTATAGTACTAAAAGAAATGGAAAGAGTATGATATATAAAACTTTAGGTGATGCAATCAACGCCGCAAAAGAAATGTGTGCAGTATTGGATACTTATGTAAAAATTACTAAAGCAGAAGATGGATATGAACTATTCGGAACTGGTGCAGTAGTACACGAAGTGAAGGAGTAATAATGAAAAAACTAACTTATGGACTTTGTGCCATGGTGCTGATGTCGAGTACGGCATATGCCCACGATGCACAAGTCACAGATGTAAACAAGACGATAATTAATCAAGTACCATACCAAGTAGAGGTATGTACGAATGTTACGTCTGGTGGAGATAAAACTGGTGATACACTTAAAGGTGCATTGTTCGGTGGTATCTTAGGTAAAGTGATTACCAAAAAAGATAATGGTGCGGCCGCAGGGGCAGTACTTGGTGGGATTATCGGACACGATAATTCGAATGCAACAGCGTCTACTAGACGAGTATGTGGATTTGAAACCAGATACCAAGAAGAAACTGAGACTGTGTATTCACATAGTATAGTTACTTTTATGAGTAATGGTAGACAATACAGAGTACAGTTTACTAAGTAGATAAACCAAGGATACTGCCCTTAGCTCAGCTGGATAGAGCAACTGCCTTCTAAGCAGTAGGTCGCAAGTTCGAATCTTGCAGGGCAGGCCAACATGAGGAAAGAATGAAATATAAACAGATAAATAAATTTAAGAAAAAACCATTTAAACAAGAAGAACGACCCTCTGGTATGACTGTGATGGTTCGTGATAATGATGTGAACAAGGCAATGAGAATTCTGAAGAAGAAACTCTTGCGTGATGGGTTCTTTCAAGAAATGAGAGACCGTACTTTCTATGAGTCTAAAGGGACTAAACGTAGAAAAGCAAAAGAACAAGCAACTCGTAGGTTCAAGAGAAACCAAGAGAAACTTAAAATGGAACGTGGTTACTAAAGAGGTTAATTATGAAACGTAACGTGAAAATGGAAAACGATAAGACACTACCTAAAACTCGCAAACGTAGGAAACCTATGACTGCTGAACAGAAGAAGGCAGCTGGTGAACGTCTTGCATTAGCACGAGAAAAACGTCTTAAAGAAAACCCACCACAATATAAAAGTATCCATCCCTCAGTTTTGGAGAAGGGTGACGATGATGCATGGAGTCACATCAAAGTTAAGGAATGGATAAAAACACAGAAATCTTTAATGTCGTCTGAACGTGCAAACATGCGGGCGAAGATTAAAGGTGCTGATGCAAAGTTTTATGAACACCAAGGATACATTCGTAACTTAGAAACTTATCTGAGAACTGGTGAGTACATCGATATGTTCTGGGGCGAGTATGCACAGAATAAATGTAAGAGTGTTTGTTTGGTAATGGCATATCATCCAGATGGAAGACCAAAAAGAAGTATTGGAACATGGTATCCAGACATACAATGTGAATGGACAAAAGAAATGGAAGTGGAAGGTTTCGATGTCAACGGAAAAGAATAAAAATGTTATACAATTCCCTCTCAAAGCAACACCAAATCCTAACATCAAAATAGATGATTATGCTTTACAATTGCAACAAGACATGATGTTTGCAGACCATCTTACAGAAGGTTTGGTTGTGAATATGATACACAACATGGCAGAGAATGGTATTGATACAGAGAACGAAGATTTCATTGCAGATATATCAATGATGATTGAGCAAGTAAAATCTACAATCTATAGAAGTTGTCATATCCCACATCCAATGCAAGATATTACAGATGAATTTGTTACCGTAACAAAAAAAGATGGTAAGATGAGTACATACTTAGATTGTCACGAAATTAAAGATACGCTCTTAGAAGATGAAGAAGAATAAATCTATTGACATGTAGTCGATATTAGAGTATACTATATAATGATACAAAAATATAAGTGAGAAAATTATGATATTAGTTGACATGAACCAAGTCACCATCAGCAATCTGATGATGCAACTAGGTTCTAAGCGAGATAATGAATTAGATGAGGACATGGTTCGTCACATGGTATTGAATTCACTACGAGGATACCGTAGTAGATTCCATGAGGCATTCGGTGAACTTGTACTTTGTTATGATAGCAAAAAGTATTGGAGAAGAGATTACTTCCCCAACTATAAATCTAATCGTAAAAAGGACAGGGCAAACTCTGGACTTGATTGGAATGTAATCTTTGAAACTCTAAATAATCTTAGAGATGATATCAAAGAAATCTTTCCGTACAAAGTTATTGAAACAGAAGGTGCAGAGGCAGATGATGTCATTGCATCCATAGTACAACATGTCGCTGAGACTCCTAGTGAGTTTGAGCATATTCTTATATTGTCTGGTGACAAAGATTTCATACAGTTGCACAAATATAACAATGTTAAACAATATTCACCAACATTGAAAAAGTTTGTACAGGGTATTGACCCCGACATATATATTAGAGAGCATGTACTAAAGGGTGATAGAAGTGATGGAGTTCCAAACTTCTTATCGCCAGATAATACTTTCGTTGATGAGATAAGACAGAAACCATTATCCAAGAAAAAATTGGAAACATGGATTGACTTAGAACCATCTGACTATTGCTCTGAAGAGATGATGAGAAACTATCAACGGAATAAAACCCTTATTGATTTAGAATGTATTCCTAGTGACTTGAAGGTACAAATTCTGGAAGATTACCAGAATGCTGAACACGGTGACAGGACTAAACTACTAAATTATTTTATTAACAAAAGATTGAAAAATCTTATGAACGACATTGGAGACTTTTAATATGGTTCAAGATACCTATACCCCTCTACTTTCTGAGGTATTAAAGAAAGTAAATAATGCAAAGACTAAATCTAAGAAGGTTGAAGTCTTACAAAAGTATGACTGCGATGCTTTGAGAGTAGTCATTAAATCCTCATTCGACCCTAATATCGTATGGGTGATTCCAGAAGGTGAAGTCCCTTTTACACCGAATGATGCTGAAGAAGGAACTGAACATACTGTACTTCGAAGAGAATATAAAAAACTCTATCGATTTATCAAAGGTGGTGATGACCAATTAGTAGGATTTAAACGTGAAAACATGTTTATCCAATTATTAGAAGGACTACACAAAGATGAGGCAAGTATCATTATTTCGGCAAAAGATAAGAAACTTCATCAACAATACAAAGGACTGTCTGCCGCAGTCGTTAAAGAAGCGTTCACATGGAACGATGAATATTGCAAGGAACAATAAAATGCAAAGTAACTATCAACATTGTTTGGAGATGATTTTACATCACGAAGGTGGTTATGTAAATCATCCAAAAGACCCAGGCGGAGAAACTAATCTCGGCGTAACAAAAAGGGTTTATGAAGAATGGGGTGGAACTAAAGAGATGAAAGATTTAGAAGTCTCTGATGTTGCACCAATCTACGAAAAGAATTATTGGGGTCGTTTAAAGTGTGATGACATTCCATCTGGGCTTGACCTCTGCGTATTCGATTTTGGAGTAAACGCTGGTACAGGACGAAGTGCAAAGTATTTGCAAACAATGATTGGGACTGTTGCCGATGGTGGTATCGGGCCTAATACACTGAGGAAACTTGGTGAGTATATTGACGAACATGGTCTTGAAACATCTATCAAGAATTTTCAAGAAGCACGTCAATCATACTATGAAAAACTCAAAACATTTGAAACTTTTGGTAAGGGATGGACTCGTAGAGTTACAGAAACTACAGAAGAAGCTTTGAAAATGTGTTGACAATAAGATACCTCTGTGGTATTATATAAGAACAATGGATGGGAATTCACCTCTCTCTCTCGACTTTCTCTCTCAGAATTCTCATCCATTACCTTAAACCCTTGATTTTCAAGGGTTTTTTTTAGCCTAAAATAATGAAGAAATGCCTTGACATTTGTTTTAATAACATGTATAATATAGGTATAGTTAATGAGAAAGAAGAATTTTTATGACAAATATGGTATCAGTTAAGGGTGGAATTAAATATGAGAGACACGTTGCAGAACAGTGTGTATCTTTTATGATTGGGTATTTGATGCCTAGAATGAGAACCTTAGATATTGAAGTTGATATTAAAAACATTCCAGGCTCTGCAATTGGTTATTGTGATATGCAAGATACCAACAGAGAATTTATTATAGAAGTCCAAAAAGGACTTACTTTAAAAGAATTAGTAACTACTGTGGTTCACGAGATGATACACATTAAACAGTACGCTAGGAAGGAAATGGACGCCACTGGTAAACAGTGGAAGAAGTGTTCTATCGTAGAAGGTACTAGTTACTATGACCTTCCTTGGGAAAAGGAAGCTTACCGTCTGCAAGACAAATATGCACAACTTGTGTGGGATGCAGATATTTTATAAAATAAGCCTTGACATCTTGCTTAATGCTTGATACAATAGCTATGTTGATAATGAGAAAGAGGAAATAATTATGATTAGTAATGAAATGCAAAAAAACCTAATGGGTATGACAGTTGGTGAATTAACAGAACTACAGAAGTTTTGTTCAGACCTCAAAGTGATGAAAAATAAAGGTGACTTGTCTGTAGGGCAAAGAGTTTATGTTGTTCAAAAAACAAAGAAAACTCCAGGCACTATCAGAAAAATTAACAAGACAAGAGCAGTTGTTGATATGGTGACTAACCCTATCAGTGGTGCTACTTCTGGATACAATGTTCCATTTTCAATGTTGGAGGCTGCGTAATGACACAAGTTGCTGTAATACATACTGCGTTTGAAGATGCTCCACAGACAGTTGCGTTT